GCTGAGGATTTAAAAAAGGCGCAGTGGTATTTTGATAAGTTAAAAGAAAAAGAGGGCGTGTAATGTATGAATTTAAAAGTGGTAAACCATCAGGCGGCTTGCGTTATCAAGCCATGCGCGATTATTTAATAAAATTAAAATGGTTTGCAGATAACCCCATGCAACCCGTGTTTATAAGTGAACGAAGTCAATGAAACCACGTTTAAAAAAACTAGGCAATTTATGGTTATGCTATACACAAACAACCATAGTTTGCACTGGTTCAACACCTGAGCAAGCCTATCAAAAATGGATAAGTAAAAATAAAGCCGCTGAGTAAGCGGCTTTTTAATTATTTGCTTAAAAACAATTCTGCTTCAGCATTGCGCCTGCGCGTTAATCCAGCAAGCGGTTTTCCACCTGCTTTATCCCAACGCAAAAACTGTTTTGCTATTTCTGCCTTGTCGTCACCGGCTTTTAACATTTTAACAAGTGTTGATTTAAAAAAGTTACCTGCGCCAATGTTGTAGCATAAACAAACAAGTGCATCATATTCATTTTGTGTTAATTCAACGCCCACATCATTTACCGCTTTCTCATATTTCCCAATTGTTGCGGCTAATAAAGCGATTGCCGCCCCTTCATTAGGCAACGTTCTATTTTTAGTAACTGGTGTGCCATCACCATAATGTGTTGAGCCAATGCCAATAGTCCAAATTCCCGCAGGGCATTGGTACGCCTTGAGTTTACAACCTTCAAATTCTTTAATTAATTTTAAACCGCGTTCGCCTGTTTTCATTTTCGTGATCTCATAGAAAGTACCGTAATTAATTTTTGTGTTAAGCGAATCATGTCGTTATCAAGTAAGCGTATTTGGTCGATTAATTCAATCAGCGCGTCTGTTGTTTCGGTAAGGATTGGCTTAACAATCGTTGTTACCCATATCCACACGAAATAGACAATATAACCCATGCTACTTGATGCAATAATTGGAAAACCGTATTGGTTGATATATTTAGCTAATGCGTCAACATCCATTAATCAATTCTCTTTTCTTGTGGGTTATTAAAACGTGCCACTTTTTCTTTCTCAATAGGCATATCAAGCGTTTCTGTCATCAATACATCTATTTTTACAATATCCTCTGACATAGCCGTGACACGCTTATCGAGTTGTTTAATGATACCAATAAGGCTTTTAATCTTTTCAAGTACACTATCAAGCAGGAATTTAATGGTCAGAAATACAAAGTACATTCCCACACACGCAGCGGCAATGGGGAAACCTACATCCGTTGCAAACTGTAGGAATTCCATTATTTACTTGTCCACCAAGCAATAAACGAAAACAATGCTCCAATGGTGAAGACAATGCCGCCAATAAATCCTTTATAGCGCGTTTGTTCGTTTTTCATTTCCTCAAGCGCGGCTATGATAGCATCTAGCTTTCTTCCTCTGTCTTCAAATATTTCTTCGAGGCTTTCAATTCGTTGCTCTACTTTAGCAAGGCGGCAGGCTTCATCAGGCATTTTATTCTCACTTATCTATTTTATTTACTTTATCCCAGTACCCATCATCTCTAGCACTGGCTGATTCTGGGTCATGTTGCTCACCGTAAATATCTTCAATTGGCTCACCGTCCATATTACGCAAAGCATAAACACAGTAATAAACCGTACCATCTTCAACTGCTGTAATTTTGTGTTGATGTTCTTTTCGGATAACAATAAAAGTTGGTGCAGTAAATTCTTTAGGTTTATGACCTTCAATTTCAACACGCACCTTACCAGATACTAATAAAGTCACATGGTCAAACTTATGCTCATGCCCACCGTGTGTTTCACCAGCAAGTTCTAATACGTTCTGCTTAACCCAGATATTACCAAAGTACCCTAATTCAGCAGTTTTCATGGAAGTTGAACCACAGGTGTAAATTCTTTCCAAGATACAGTTGGTTCATTCCAGTAATACTGTTTATTGTCTTGTGGATACGCTACAGGTGCTTGCCATAACATGGTGTTAATGTCACCAACCCATGAAGGGTATGGCTTTCTAGCTTGATGTTCTGCTTGTTTATCTGCGTCAAATTCAGCTTGTGATAATATTTTTAAAACACCCACAAGGTTTGTATCTGCATCATCATCACACGTTCCATAAAGCAGTGGTGCTGTACTAAGTGAACCATCGGCATTTGAAGCAATAGGGAAGTCAGATTCGTTTTGAAAGATAAACTGAAATCCCTTTACATTTGGGAGTGCCGGTCCTGTACGCATTGGTGCTTCTGTGCAAAGAATACCTGTGTCTGCGTCGATGTTTGTTAGTTGTATGTACATGATATTTTCCTAAGTTACACAGCAATTCTTCGAACAGCTCTAACGTAAATACTAGGGTTCTTATAATTAAATGCTTGACTTCCATTATTAAAATTCTGATACCATGCAAATTCAGCAGTGTCCTCAGTAGAAGACCAATAAGGATAAGAGGCAAACGCATCTGTTTCACCAGTTCTAAAGCCAATACCCGCGCCTGTTTGAGCAGGTGAGCCACTTGTATAGTTTGTGCTAACAGGCTCTGGTGGTGATGCTGCATTAGCGTTTGAGCCTGAAGAAGTATCATTGGCGTTAGTAGTCGGCTTTAAAAAATAATACAGCACTTCTAGCTCATTTTTGGCAGGTAAATACCAATCACTATACCCGCCAATTGTTAAACCTTCGCAAAAAGTTGCTGCTTGATATGCCGCGCCTAATGCTGCTTCACCAGCGGAATTAACAGGACCATTAATCGCTGATCGTTGAAACGTTGAAACATCATATGGTCCCCATGTTTTTAAAGATTCTCCAGATGCTTTAGGGGCAACAACTAAATTATATTTAGTTCCAGATACGTTTATTTGACCAGCAAAAAAACCACCTCCATACGCATCACCAATGTTTGCAGGCCATCCATAAGGTATCGGTGCTTTATAAGTCCCACCCGTTAACATTTGTTGAATCCCACTCATTAGGTCAACCCCGCACCGGAAATAATCCAAGTTGTCGATGTCATTTTAAGTGCTGTGGCTGTACCATACTGCGCAAGTGAGCGAGTTCCTGTTGTGCCTGTACCAGCTAAATACATCGTGTCAGTTGTGATTGCAATACTGACCACTTGAGAAGTCATATTAACAAACGAAATTGCTGTACCGATTGGGTACGCCACTGAACCATTTGCAGGAATAGTAAATGTCCGAGCATTAGCGTCAGTTGATGGATGAAAAATATGTTTTCCAGCATCCGCAGCAACAAGTGTATAGGCGGCAGACTGGCTATTTTGAGGGATATTGATATAACCTATTCCGTTCGTACCATCAACGGTTTGACCAGCCGAAAACGTAATCGCACCCGTCATCGTGCCGCCAGCTAAAGGCAAAGTACCCGTAAAAGATTGACCAGCCGCAAACGTAATTGCACCCGTCATCGTGCCGCCCGCTAACGCTAAATATGCCGATGCAGGCAAGTAAGAAGTTATCCATGCACTACCACTATAAACACGCATTTCGCTACTTGTTGTGTTCCAATAGAGCGCACCGGTAAGCAACGCATTACCATCATTATCCACCGTTGGATTAGACGATTTTGCACCTAAATAACGATCATCAAACGAGTCATAACTAGCCGCTGCGGCTGTTGCGCTAGATGAAGCTGCTGACGCGCTTGCTGCTGCTGCAATAGCATCATTGCTTGCCGCACCACCAACTGAAACAACGTAAGAAGCAACGTTTACAACCTGTTGCATCATTGGCACAAGACGTATTAACGCACCACCGTTACCAAGACCTGTTGTGGCATTATCATCATCGGTAACAGTTGAACCGTCACCGCCTACTGTTGTACTAAAAGTGACTGAACTCATTAAACTATTTCCTCTAATTTTAATGCCGTTTGAAATCCATTAACAAATGGGTTTTCAATTGGGCTTAATTCTGAAAAATTACATAAAAATGTGCGGGCGTAAAAATTCTTATCAACCGTCATATTAATACTGCCAATGTAATCTGGTTTTGAATAACTATAAAGCATTTCACCACTTAACCCAACTTCACGTTGTGCATCGTAAAATCCGCTAAATGCTTCATCTTGCGTAATATGTTTTAAAATACATGCTAACGTGCGCATTTTTGGCTTAATATAATAATATTTTGTATTATCAACCGAGCGTTGTATTTCTGTTAAATCAGTGTAGCCTTGCTGAATATCACCATAAGCAGGATTAATACTAGGCTCAATTGTGCGACCTAAAAATACACGACCTATTTCAATAAAGTTTTCACCGTTGATTACAGACCACGCGCTGTGCGAACCTGTACCGCCATAAGCGGTAGAGTTTAACACTAATGCGCCTGTTGATGGCGCGTAATATTGCACTGTTCCCGCAACAAACGTGGTTATTGTACCA